TCTCGCGGATCTCAGGCGTGATGTCAAAGCCGATCTGGTCCATGGACTTTGACTTGCTGTACAACTCGTCAAGGTATTGCTCGGCCCTTTCAAGGCTTCGGAATCCAGGATGATCTGGTATCGCAATGTCGGTGTCAGCGTCGACCACATAGTACCGATCGCCTTGCAGCGAAACATCAAGTGGTCGCTGTTGCGTGATGCCTGGGATGGTCCTGACATTGTCCTTGCCAACCAGGGCCTTGAGCCTGCCGGGGACGATCTCATCGTAGAACTTGCGCATTCCTGCTTCAGTGGACTCGCCCTTAGCGTCCTGGGGGAAGCGCAGGAAGGACTTGTACCCGTCAATGAATGCAACGCGGTCGTAGCCCTCATCGACTGCGCGCCTGATGATGTTCTTCAGGGACAGGTCAACCCACTCGTTAGTGTTCTTAACGAACGGACCGGCTGGGGTTCGCTTATCTCCACGCGTTTGAACCAATTGCAAGGCTTCGTCAACCGCCTCTTGAGCGTTAATCTCTTTATCGCCAAGTCCAGTGTTAGCGATGAAGTGGCCGTCTTTGGTGCGGACTTCCCAGTACGGCCTATCAGCAGAATTGTTAACCGTGGCGACCAAGTCATCCTTTGTCAAAGGCTTGCCCGCAAACCCTTTTTTGCGGCCCTCTTGCGCCCAGTCAGACTGAAGCTCCTCGATGAAGAGGACGTTTTTGTTGTCGGCGTCCACGCGGTCATTCATCCTGATATGAGATATGACGTTGGGATCTGACCAGTGCGACGAGCGGAAGTTGTCATCGTACTTTTCTGAAGACGGGACCTTGAGCAAGACCTCGCGGTAATTTTTGCCGCCCGGCTCTTGATACTCGTGGTACTCGGTCAGCCGCTCCCCAGGCTTGGTGCCATAGCTGTGAGTCCGGCTGAACTTGTTGATGTCTTCTTCGGCCTTCATCGCAAACTCGGCGGCGTCCAAATCGTTTTCCGCAAGGGCCTTCTGATAACGCTCATCGGCAAGCTTGCGCAACTGAATGATCTGCCTGTAATCGTTGACATTCAGGTCTGGCATGTGCAGGTCGGCAAACCCCTTCATGTAGGGCGGTATGACAGATCTACTCAGGACCACCTCTTCGACATCGGGCATGGTGCCCTTGGTCAGGGCCTGAACTTCTTCGCGCGTGATGTTGGGCGTGGCCGCAAGCTTTTGAGCTATGCCTGCATCCTCAAGGCGCTGCTTGCTGATGCCTGCCCGTGTGAACTCATTGAGGAAGGCTTGCCCTGGCCCTTGCTTGCGCTGCAAGGTAGTGGCCGTCTCTTCGATCGGGTTGTAAAAGCCAAGCTTACTGACCGGCGCATTGACATTCAGGGGTGCTGCCATGCTTAAGGCGCTGCCAAGCGGACCCTCGCCAAACATGGCGCGATCGACTTGCTCGAGGCCTGTCCGGCCCAGTGCTGTGGCACCGCGTGTGATGGCCTGGGTTGCAGGCTTGACGAATGGCGTAACCATGCCGCCGATGTCTGTCAGTGCGCCGACGTTGCGGCCAATCTCACGCAGGTTTGCCTGCGATTGCTGGCGCTGTGGCGATCCTTCCATGATGCTGCCGGTGTAAGGCACCGGGTCTTCAATGTTGCCAAATAAGCCACTAGCAAAGCCGCGGCTGAGCGCACCAAGCGGTGTCTCAGGCGTGGACTCGCGCATCTGCTTTTGCTTGGCAGCCTTGGCGGCCATGGGATTGAAGTTGAACATCTGAGTGGGATCGCCACCGTCTTGCATGTGGACTGCGCCGCCAGTGCGGTATTCCTGCTGGCCTTTATCACCAAACCTAGCCTGGAGTAAAGGCGTCAAACCCTGGTAGCTTGATCCAAGCTCCTCGTCTTCAGGCTGCTTCGTTAAGGGCTGAATGTCAGCGGGAGCGCCTAATAAATCCTCTTTCCATTTTGGGAATGCCTCATTCCAAATCTCTGCTTTTATATCTCTTGGCTGATCAACCGCCGATTCGGTCATCGTGTAAGCCAGCGGGTTTTGCAGCACATTCACAAAGGTTGAGGCCAGCGCAGGATTCTCATAAACCTGCCATGCAGCCTCGTCAATCTCTTGGCGATTAAGCTTATCTAATGGGTCCGAGCCATGGTACTTGGGCACTGAGTCAAAGCTGTTAGGCCCCGTAGGCTGCGTTTGACTAATCAAATCCGAAAGACCACTTGTTAAAGCGTCCACATATTCAGGATCAAGATCCTTGATGCGACCAAGCAACTCTGCTGGCGACTGGACATCTGCGATGTACTCGCCAATTTTCGGTGTGTAAATGCGATCCAGACCCTTCAATAAATTCCACGCGTCTTCTTCAGGAAGGATTGTTAAGTCATCCTTTACTTGATCGAGCGGCGTACCACCACCTTGCAAACCAACTGCACCGCCACTAGCGTATTCGAAGTTCTCGGGATTGCCGCGGATGGGCTTCTTGCCCAGCACGAGCGGTCCGATCTGGATGATGCCTTCCTCAGTGCCAATGATCGGCTCCATGGTCTTGCGATCGTAAAAGAAGCCACGGCGCTCGGGGTCATAGCCGATCTGGGCGTAGTCCTTGCTGCGCAGGGCTTCCATGGCCCTCTCAACGGCTTCCTCGTCACTGCCAGGCTTGTAAGCGCCGCGGATGGTAGCGAAGGATGATTTCTGTTTTTCACCCTTGGCCACCTTACGGGCAGCCCCAGTGCCGGGCATCATCTTGGTCTCGCCCTCAAGCATCATCGTTGGCGTGTAAATGGTCTTAGGCTCATCAGCAGGCGGCTTTAAGCGATGCTGTGATGTAACCCAAGTGCCCTTTTGCGAGTATGAGGGGATGTCGAGCCTGCTCAGGATTGTCTCGCCTGGCGTTAGCACATCAGTGCGGCCAAAGTCCTTGGCCTTGTCCTTGGATAGCGCTGCCAGTGCTTCTTCAGCCGTGGCAGGCTTGGGTATGAACTCGTAAGGCGTGACAGGCTTTAGCTGGTCAACGATGGCGTAGTACTGCTCGCGGGTGATCTTGCCCTGCTCGTAAAGCCTGGCAGCCTGCTGCAGTTCAGGCATGCGCTTGGTCACATCCAAGCGGCTGACGGCAGGCTTGGGCGCACCGTACAGCATCTCGAGTACCTTCTTCGCGTCTGTTGGCTTGGGCATCATCGGCCTCCGTTTGCGCGGGATGATAACCGTTTGCGGTTAGCTTGCATACGGATTGGTCCTTACGATGCCTGCGTCCACATAGTCCTCGGGATCGTAGTCATCAGGCGGTAGGGGGTCGATGTTGAGCCAGCTTGCGTCCCTGAGATACCTAAGCGCCTGGCTGAAGGCATCGCAAAAGTCATCGTGGTCGGTATTCGGGAAGCTGCAGATCTGCGTGACCATGGCCTCAGCCCAGTCGCGGACATAGCCCGGCCTGTTGCTGGACTCGGGCACATACACCCTTCCTGCTTTCACGATGTTGGCCACAATCGATAAGCGCTGGATCTTGTCAGCCCTGCCAGGGTTGTAGGCCCTCACCGGGATGTGCGCGCGCTGCAGGTCTTGGATCAGCACGATGCCGGCGGCTTTGTCTTCGACCAGGACCAGGTCCACCTTCTTGGCGGTCTTGCCCTCACCGAAGATGATCTCGTACTCGTCAATGACCTTGGGCTTCAAGTCAGGGTACTGCAGCCGGTCCTGCCAGGCGTCGATGATCAGCACGCACATGCCACCGTCCTGGGGCTTGAAGACACCGAAAGTGATCGATGCGGTGGGGTCGTTGACCGTCTTTTCAGTGAAGGCACAGTCATAGGACTGGACCACATACTCGAGCTTGGGCAGTTCCTTGCCGGCAGGCCAAAGCTTGAACCAATCCCTTTGGACAATGCCGCCCTCTTCGGGGTCGATGATCTCAGCGTAGATCTCCTGGCGGCCAAGCTTGGTGCCCTCGTACTGCAGGATCTGACGCTTGAAGTTCTCAGACAGGTTATCCAGGTTTGAGTAAGTGCTGGCAGTGGTAAGCACCACATCATCACCCTCGCGGCTGATCAGGTCGATGATCAGGTCCTTGGGCTTGGGTGTTGTCGTGCAGATCAGCCTGGTCTTCATGTCAGGCAGCTTTAAGCGCATACCAAACTGGATCTGGTCCCAGGCTTCTTGGATGTACTCCCATGCGGCTAACTCATCGAGCCAGCCACCGTGGAACTGTGGACCGCGGAAGCGCTCAGGCTCCGAGGCGGGTATGCCTTTGATCAGCGAGCCGTTGGTTAAGCGTAGCTCATGCAGAGCCTTATTGTAATCAGCGATCAGGACCGCAGGAATCACGCTCAGGAGGCCCGAATCACCCTCGAAGCATGTACCCCTCACGTCACTGCTCGTTGGGGCCGCTACGAGCCATCTGGTGGCTTTGTAGGACTGTGCCCACCAGCCAATCTGTTCTGCTGCAGTCCTGGTCTTGCCGGCACCGCGGCCTGCCAGCATGAGCCATATGGACCACCAG